TTGTAATCGGAGGCGCATGGAGTCGGCACGTATCCAGATTCTGGCGCGGTTATGACAGGCTCCTGCGGAATTTGCTCCCAGCACTCCCCATCGCGCATCATACCCCATTTCGGCCAAGTCTCCGAGAACTCGTCCAAGCCCGCGAGAAGTGAGCATTGGCGAGTTTTCCACGAAGACGTAGCTGGGTGCCACTTCGCGAATGATCCGGGCCATTTCCACCCACATTCCAGATCGCTCTCCGTCGATTCCAGCGCCTTTTCCGGCGCAACTGATGTCCTGGCAGGGAAAGCCGCCAGAAACCACGTCAACACGTCCTCTCCACGGCTTTCCGTCAAAGGCGCGAACGTCGTCCCAGATCGGGAAAGGCGGGAGAATGCCGTCATTTTGTCGGGCGGCAAGAACGCAAGCGGGGTATGGTTCCCATTCGACGGCGCAGATTGTTCGCCATCCAAGGAGTTTCCCGCCAAGTATTCCGCCACCAGCGCCTGCGAATAAAGCCAGCTCATTTAGTTGTTCGTTTGGGTTCATGGGTCAGTCGGTGACGGATTGTAACCGACTGGCGTTTCGCGGATGGCATCAAACCCTACCCGGTGCGGAATCGCGATTTCGCCACGGATCATGGCCAGTTCCACCTCGTCAGGGTCGGCTATCGTAGCTTTCAGGCTGGCCAGCTCGGCCCTCGCGTCGTTCCGCTCGCCCAGCGCACGGCAAACGTCTAGCTCGGCCTGTCTGCGGTCCTGTCGCTCTTGCTCTAGCTTTGCCTCGGCCTCATCCGCTCGCAGCCGGTAGGTTTTGGTAAAGCCGACAAGTCGCTTTTGGTCACTGCGGAGGATGGTGATCTGCTCCCGCTCAGCGGCTAGCTCAGCAAACGTCTTTTTTTCCAGCTCGATCACCTCGCGGTTGAGTTGTGTCTGAAAAGCGAGCGATTGAGCAGATTCGGCAAGCTCGCGCTCCAGCTCGGCAATGCGATCAACTCGCGGCGCGTCACAATCCTCGCAAGCTTTTTGAGCTGCGCGGAAGGTCTGGTTTTCGCGCTCCAGCTGTCGGCTTAGGCCGGTCATCTCCGCGATGTATGCGGACTCGTTGTAGCCGCGATGGGCGATGGCGTCGGTGCGTGGGTTGTCGTTCATGGTGCTGGTCGGTTAGAACTCTTGGATGCACCGGACGCCGTTGCGCCGGTGATCGAACTGTTCTCGTCAAAAATCTCCCACCCTCCCGGAATCAATTCATCCAAGCTCCATTTGGCCTGAATCTCAGCCGCAAAGTTTTCGATGGTCGCGACCTCATCGCTAGTCCCGCGTTGAGGGTAGCCAATGCGGCACAGCATCGTCATCATGTCTTCCGGCTTGTCTGGTTTTTCGATCAGCTTTGAGAGCGCGGTTGCCATGTCGCCGTAAGCGATGGCACCGCCGAGTGCGCGGCTTGATTTGTCCAGCAGAAGGTATTCCTCCTCGTCGCGGAATTTTTGAATAACTTCGCGGAGTCTCGCCCGTAAAGAACGAGAACAAGGCGTGCATGGCAATCCGCCATCTGTGGTTTCTTCAATGGTTTCTGGTATCATAAAGTCGTTTCCTTCGGTGGAGTTTTATCGTCGGCGGATGCCATCGCTTTTGCGTTCTGTATAAGCCGCATCGCATCATCCACGGATCGCACGATGTGGACTGGGAACCTCGCATGGAATCGCACCTGGTGCGCCGTGAGTGTCCCCTTCGGCATCTTAATCTCGACGAGCATCAGCCCGGTGTGCGGCGTCCAGACGAGCGTATCAGGCATCCCCTTACCGCTGCCGGATAGGTCTTCGACTTCCGCCCCGGCATCGCGCATAGCCTGTCGGATTTCGGCGTGATTGCCGTCTGTTCGTTTCGCCCAGAGTGTCATAAATCATCCTTCCACTCGATGATGTCCCGGATGTCACTAACTGGGCAAATCACACAACTGCCGTCGTGCCTGCTTCCATCCGGTGAAGCTACGCCTTGCAATTTTACGCTGCCGCAGTCCTCCCAAAGCAGTCGAAAGGCGATCCAGTCGCTGCTTTCATCGCGCCAAATGACGATGACGCGCTTGCCGACTAGCCCGTCGAAGTATGTTTCTTGGTCGCTCATCCCTCGTCTCCTTTCACGGCGGCGATGGCGTCACGCCCACGCTGTTGAGCTTCAATCCATCGGTTTACCCATCCCGGCTTCTTCTCCTTGTTAGGCCAAACTTCAAGCAGGTTGCTCAGCGCCTCCAGCAACTCGTCGCGCTGGCGCTCAAGCGCAACCGCAAGTGATTTCGGCACCACTTGAAGCGGACAGCTATCTTGCCACTTGTTAAGCGTTGCGGCTTCTGTCTCCGGTGTTGGTCGGTCACTCATGCTGACTCCTTTCCATCGCATTCTTCCAATTCGGTTTCAACTTCCTTCCATCCCCATCCCTCTTCCGCCTGGTCAACGCGCTTGATGCCATCGAATCGCCCCGGCCAGATTCCGCTCGCTTCGCATTCCGCCATCCGCTGACTCATGCGCAAGATGGCATGTGCGCCGGTTGCTAGCATGTTCTCGCCAAGTTCGATCAAACAGGGTGTGATCGGCGGATTGGTCGGCACAATGTAGAGCAAATAGCGATTCCGCTTTTCGCCAAGCAGTCGCGCCATACCCCGGTAAAGCCCGCCTTGATAGTTGTATTGGAACTTTTCGCAGTTCCGCAGAACTTCCTTCAGCGTGTCCATGCTGCCGAATCGCTTGATGTCCACGATCGCGTCACCGAATGCGCCGTCCTTGTCTGGCAGAACGTCCATCAACGCCTTAAATGGCTTGCCGTCAATGTCGGCCCGCATGGCAACCTGGAATCCGCAATCGCCGGTCGTGATCGCCAGCCAGCGCGGGTCGGATTGAATCGCTTTGATCGACTCAACCGCTAGGTCGAGGTCGGCTTGCTTGATGACGGTCTTCGTCTGCTCGTCGCGCCACTGTTTGGATTCTGAGCTTCTAAACTCGTCGAAGGGCGAAACAATGAACTCGTCGCCAAACCGGGCGGGACTCGTCAGTAGGCAGTCGAACAGGCTCCCGGCTGTCATCGCCTTAGTCGGCGTTTTCCGGTGGCCTGCGTGGAACAAAGCCGGGTCTTGGTCGAATGCTTTCAGTGTCGAATTGGACCGGACGACCGCGCCGTCGAGGTGGGTCAGCGCGAAATAGTCGGTCGGGTTGATGTCACGGTGGATTCCGATTGCGGGCCAGGTCATGCTCCACCTCCATTCAGCAGAGGATTATTGCCGACAATCGGACGAATGCGCAGTCCTGTTGTCGTCTCGCCGGATTTGCCACCGGGTTTCCTGATCCCATCAGCAACGTAGAGCGTCACTTTCTGCCCGATCCACTTCTTCGTATCGGCACCGAATGATGCCGAGAGTGACTTGCGATTCGTGGCGTTGAGGATCATCCCCTTTGGAGATCCGGCGAAATGGACCGCGAACAGTTCCTTTTCAACCCGGCCCGCGTCCATAGGAACGTCGGTGTGTTTCTTGATCGCTTCAATCGTAAGCGTGACATCGCCAATCCCAAGGAAGTCCTCGGACGCGAGCCAGTTCGATTTGGTCTTCATCTGGCCGACTTTGCCGTCAAATGTTTCTGATTTCATGTTGTTCGTTCGTTAGTCTTGCGGGAGCTTCAAAAGCCCGTATCCCAGTTCCTCGGCCTGCTTGCGGATCTTTGCGACGGGATCGTTTGCGATGAACTTGGCGCGGAGGTCAGCCATTGCATCCTCGACGGTTGCGCCTTTGCCGACCTGGCTATCTTCATGGATGCTGGCCGGGATGACGGTCAGCTTGAATCCCTTGCAATCCATCGCGGCATCAACAATGCAAGCGGTTGGGTATTCGACTCGGAGCGCGTCGTTTGCGGCGAGTAGTTCTCGTGTGTTGGTTGTCATGGTATCAGAAAAGGTTGCCCTTGTGCCGTGCTGTCTCCCACAAGGGACGGCATCAAGGGCGCTGGAAAGTTTCCGGGCTGTCGCAAGCAATCCCACCCTCGACGGATGAAAAACGACGTGGCACATGCCGCCCGGTTCCCCACACAGGAAAGTGTTACGCATCGGAGGTTGATCCAACAAAGATCGCCATTACGGCAAGGAGGCAAACGGCAACGTAGCCCTCGAAATCCCGGCATCCCGTGGCGAGCAGGATCACGAAAGTAACGACGCAAAGCACAAGGGCGATGGCACTGGCGGTTTTGGTTGCGTCGGAGGTCATAGCAATG